GTAAAAGTTATTCTGTTAAAATCCGGTGAAGATGTAATTTCTGACGCCAAAGAGATTCTTAACAAATCTGAAGATGGTATCATTGCATATCATATGACAAATCCATATAGGATGAATCTTACTACTGCAGAATCTGATGAGATTGTAGTAGAAGGTGAAGAGCAAAAACCTGAAACTAAATTCCAGGTTGCATATTCTCATTGGGCACCACTATCATCTCAAAGAGAATTTATTATCCCAGCAGATTGGGTAGTCACAATTTATGACCCTCATGAAAATATTATGAGAGATTATTGTTCAAAACATCAAATTGAAATTGAGGAGAATGAAGATGGAAATCAAAACGATCCTTCTGCGTAACGGCACGTATTTAATTTCTCAGATTACTGAGATGGAGTTAGAACCATCCTGTTTCCTATCAGACCCGATGGAAATTATTGATGGAGAATTTAGAAAATTCCCTAGGTATACAAATCAAAGGAATGTCTTGCTTTATTCCGAATCTCTTGCTACACTAGGGACACCAGATCCTGAGATCCTTTCTAAGTACAAAGAGGTGCTACCCCCTGACGATGAAATTCTACAGTAATGTTTTTCTGACTGGAGATAAAATTCTCTATGTTGGATATGAAAATGGTGAAAGAGTACAATATGAGCAAAAGTTCTCTCCAGTTCTTTTTGCTCAATGTAAACAGAAAACTGATTACAAAACTCTAGAGGGACACTATGTTCAGAAATTAGATTTTGATACTATCAAATCTGCTAAAGAATTTATTAATGAATACAAGTACGTAGAGAATTTTAAAATCTACGGTTACGACAAATTTCTTTATCAGTATATTAGTACAGAATTTTCTCAAGAACGTATTGACTACGATCTTAATAAATTAAGAATCTATACTATTGATATTGAAACCTCTGCTGAAAATGGATTCCCTAGTGTTAGGGAAGTTTCTGAAGAGATACTATGTCTAACTATCAAGAACTTTTACACTAAAGAAATTATTGTATGGGGAACACGTGAGTATGAAAACTCACGTAAAGATGTTGAGTATCGTGTCTTCTGGAAAGAAGAAGATATGCTCAAAGATTTTCTTGCTTGGTGGGCACAAAATACTCCAGATATTCTTACTGGTTGGAACGTTAACAACTTTGACGTTCCTTTTATTTGTCGTCGAGTAGAACGTATACTTTCTTCTAAGTATATGAAATCTCTCTCCCCATGGAATAGAGTGTATGAGAAAGAAATTGAAGTCATGGGTAGGGTAAATCTTAACTATGATATTATTGGTGTCGCTATCTTAGATTACTTAGATCTCTATAAGAAATTTACATACACCAAACAAGAAACATATAGATTAGATTACATTGCTAATGTAGAACTTGGACAGAAGAAGTTAGATCATTCTGAGTTTGAAACTTTTAGAGATTTCTATACTCAAGATTGGCAAAAGTTTATTGATTACAACATTCATGACGTGGAACTTGTTGACCGTTTGGAAGATAAGATGAAACTTATTGATCTTGCTGTCAATCTTTCGTATGATGCTAAAGTTAACTTTCAAGATGTGTACTCTCAAGTTCGCATGTGGGATAATATAATTTACAATTATCTTACTCCTAAAAATATTGTTGTTCCTCCTATGGAAAAGAATGACAAGGATAAGAAATTTGAGGGTGCATATGTGAAGCAACCTGTTCCTGGTGGTTATGATTGGGTGGTGTCGTTTGACCTTAACTCTCTATATCCTCACCTCATTATGCAGTACAATATATCACCAGAAACTCTGTTGGATAGAAAACATCCATCAGCAACTGTAGATAAAATTCTTAGTAAAAGTATTTCTGTTGATGGTGACTATTGTGTTTGTGCAAATGGGGCACAGTTTAGAAAAGATATACGTGGATTTCTTCCAGAGTTGATGGACAAGATCTATAACGAACGTGTCATCTACAAGAAGAAAATGCTTGTTGCTAAACAGGAGAATGAAAAGAATCCTAGTGCTCAACTTGAAAAAGACATCTCAAAGTTTAACAACATCCAGATGGCACGTAAGATCCAACTTAACAGTGCTTATGGTGCTATCGGCAATCAGTATTTCAGATACTTTAAGCTTGCCAATGCAGAGGCGATCACTCTGTCAGGTCAGGTTTCAATCCGTTGGATTGAGAACAAAGTAAATGAGTATCTAAATACCTTATTAAAAACTGAAGATGTTGATTATGTCATTGCATCTGACACCGACTCAATCTATCTTAACCTTGGACCTCTTGTTACTAAATTTTTTAGTAATAGGATTGACGATAAAGCAGCAATTGTTTCGATACTTAATAAGGTATGTCAAGACAAGTTGGAACCGTTCATTACAGAATCGTATGAGGAACTTGCGGAGTATTTATCGACGTATGATCAAAAGATGATCATGAAACGTGAGAATATCGCTGATCGTGGTATCTGGACTGCGAAGAAACGATACATTCTTAACGTTTGGGATAGTGAAGGGGTTCGATATACAGAACCTAAACTTAAGATTATGGGTATCGAAGCAGTTAAATCTTCTACTCCTGCTGTGTGTAGGAAAAAGATTAAAGAAGCACTCAAGATAATCATGACTCAAACTGAGGAGGATCTGATTGAGTTTGTTGCTAAATTCAAATCTGAGTTTTATGAGATGCCTCCTGAAGATGTTGCTTTCCCCAGAGGGGTCAATGGGTTGACAAAATGGAGTGATCCTGTTACGCTATACCGGAAGAGTTGTCCGATCAATGTGAGAGGAGCACTCGTATACAACCACCAACTCAAGAAACACAATTTGACTTACAAGTATCCTTTGATCCAGGAAGGTGAAAAGATTAAGTATTTGTATCTTAAAACCCCAAATACAGTTGGACAGAATGTAATTTCATTCATCTCCAATTTTCCCACAGAAGTCAATGTTCATAAGAATATTGATTACAAACTTCAATTCCAGAAATCATTCCTAGATCCACTTAAGATTATTCTTGATACGATTGGATGGAAAACCGAAAAACAATCTGACCTAATGTCCTTATTCTCATGAGTATTTTTGATACACTTGCCAAAGAGGCAAAAAATGATTATGCCAAATTAGTATCTGAGGGTATAATTACTGGCGAAGAGCAGAAATTTATTGGTACAGGATCTTACATCCTTAATGCTATGCTTAGTGGTAGCGTTTATGGTGGTATCCCTGACAATAAAGTAACTGCTATTGCTGGAGAACAAGCAACTGGTAAAACATTTTATGCAATTGCAATCGCTAAAAACTTTCTTGATAGTAATCCTGATGGTGCAGTATTCTATTTTGATAGTGAAGCAGCCGCTACTGGAGATCTTTTCAAAGACCGTGGACTTGATTCAAATAGAGTATGGCACTTCCCAGTAGATACGATTGAAGAGTTTCGTACTCAGATTATTCGTATTCTAGATAACCTACTCAAAGCAAAAGAAGAAGAACGTAAACCTCTTCTTATTATTTTAGATTCTCTTGGTATGCTTGCATCTGCCAAAGAACTTACAGATGCTCTAGATGATAAACAAGTTCGTGATATGACTAAATCTCAAGTGATTAAGTCAGTGTTCAGGATTATCACTAGTAAACTAGGAAAACTAAAAGTTCCTATGATTGTTTGTAATCACACATATAAGACCATGAATCCTTATGGTGAAGCAACTGATATGGGTGGCGGAAGTGGTCTTAAGTATGCTGCATCTACAATCATGCATTTGTCTAAGTCAAAAGAGAAGGATGGTACTGATGTTGTAGGTAGTATTATTAAAGTCAAGGCAAACAAATCAAGATTCACTAAGGAGAATTCTCAAGTTGCAACACGACTTTATTATGATGCACGTGGACTTGACCAGTACTACGGACTATTGGAACTGGGTGAAAAGTACGGAGTATTCGAGCGTAAGGGCAATCGTGTCATCGTTGGTGAATCTTCTGTTTATCCTTCTGCTATTCTCAAGGATCCTGAGACGTATTTCACTAAAGAAGTAATGGAGAAACTTGATTGGGCAGCAAGTCAGGAGTTTAAGTATGGAACTGAAAAAAATTGATGATTACATCAAGGTCTATGATAATGTAATACCTAGTGTTATATGTCAAGAGATTATCAGGCACTATAATAACTCTAATGCAGAGTATGTAAATGATAATCTCCGACCTAAATTTCATCACCTCACATTGGCACCAGATATGTCTAAGGATCTTTTAGAGATGGTTAGAGAATATCTGGTAAAGTATTCTAACAGCACTGGGTTGACAGAATGGATACCTAAGCAGTATGCTGTTGAGGACTTTCGAGTAAAGAGGTATAGGAAAGGCACAGACGATCAGTTTGCTCCCCATGTTGATGTAGGAGATCATGCTAGTGCCAGAAGGTTCTTAGCATTTTTCATATATCTCAATACTGTAGACACTGGAGGAGAAACAAACTTTGTAGGTCTTAATAAAAAGGTAAAGGCAAAACAAGGTCGTTTACTAATCTTCCCACCACTATGGACATTTCCACATGCCGGAATGCCTGCAGTTAGTGGGGACAAATATATTGTTGGTTCTTATTTGCATTACACATGAACACTCTTGAGTTTACAATTGTCAACAACTTGGTTACCAATGATGAGTATCGTCGTCAGGTATTTCCATATCTGAAAATAGAATACTTTGAAAGTGACTACACTAAATTGTTGTTTACTTTGATTTGTGAATTCATTTCAGTTTATGAGAAATGTCCATCGAAAGAATCTCTTGAAGTAGATCTTCAGAACAAGAAGAACATTTCAGAGGATTCTTATACCAATGTCATGAAACTAATACATGATATAGGACCTGATGAATCAGATTATAAATGGTTATTAGATTCATCTGAAGAGTGGTGTCGTAATCGTGCTATTTATTTGTCGCTTCTTGAAAGTATTCAAATCGCAGACGGCAATGATAAAGAAAAGGACATGGGTGCTATTCCTTCTATCCTTTCTGATGCTATTGCTGTTTCTTTTGACAACAGAATTGGTCACGATTACTTAAGTGATTATCAAGAACGATTTGATTTCTACAATACAGTAGAAACTAAAATGCCTTTTGATCTTGCTATGTTTAATAAGATTACTAAAGGTGGACTTCCTAATAAAACACTTAACGTTGCCCTAGCAGGTACTGGTGTAGGTAAGTCATTGTTCATGTGTCACTGTGCTGCCGCTGCACTCTTACAAGGGAAGAGTGTTCTTTACATCACTGCTGAGATGGCAGAAGAAAGAATTGCTGAACGTATTGATGCTAATCTATTGAGTGTTCCCATTCAAGATTTGGCATCTTTACCTAGGCAAATTTTTGAATCGAAGGTAACCAACCTTATGAAGAAGACAAATGGAAAACTTATCATTAAAGAATATCCTACAGCATCTGCCCATGTGGGACATTTTAGGTCTCTTCTTAATGATCTGTCTCTTAAAACTTCTTTTAAACCCGATATTATCTTTGTGGATTACCTTAATATTTGTACGTCACAAAGATTTAAACCCAGTTTCGTCAATTCGTACACCCTTGTCAAAGGAATTGCCGAAGAGTTACGAGGACTTGCTGTTGAACAGAACGTCCCAATCGTCACTGCTACTCAAACCACTCGTAGCGGTTATGGTAGCTCTGACGTTGACATTACTGATACTTCTGAGTCCTTTGGTCTCCCTGCTACTGCTGATCTTATGTTTGCCCTTATTTCTACTGAAGAGTCGGAGCAACTGGGACAGATATTAGTCAAACAATTGAAGAATAGATACAACGACAACAACGTACACAAAAGATTCGCTCTGGGTATTGACAGATCGAAGATGAGGCTGTATGATTGTGAGCAATCTGCACAGGACGATATCCTTGATGCAGGTGATGACAACAACCAACCAAACACAAATAAATTCGGAGGATTTTCCTTTTGACCAATCACATTAACTTTGACCGTTATGAAGAATTTGTTTCAGCAGTTACTTCAGACGCTTCTACAAACTTTGTTGACTTTGCTGATCGTATCGGGGATCTTGATCGACAAGGTGCCAATATTGAGAGATTGCTTACTGCTGGTGTTGGAATTAATGCTGAGGGCGGTGAGTTCCTTGAGATCATTAAAAAAATGGTCTTCCAAGGAAAACCGTGGAACGAAGATAATCGTGAGCATC